TTTTGAACTTCAGGCTCAATAGTTTTAGATGCTTCTGTATCATCGGCTTCTTTTGTTTCTGCTTTTTTAACAGGTTTCTTTTCTGCCTTTAATACTTTATCATCTGAACAACCAGCTTCCTGCATACCTTTAATTTCATTGCCGCAGCAAGAACATTCTTTACCAATTTCTTCAACCTTATGTTCTCCGCCACAATGTTCGCAAGATTCGTCACAACCGCAAGAAGCTACCAATTCTTCTTTTTTAACTTCTCTGCTATTTGATACTCCAAGAATCTCTACAATTGATTTTCTAATAGGTGTTGTTGATTCTTCAACTTCCTCTTGTGATTTGCCATCACCTGTACCTCTATCAGGCAATGTTTGTGATACACGTTTCTTATACGCTTTATCGTAATTTACATCGCCTTTTTGGTCAGCAGGCCTTGCTGCTTCTCCTTTGCCAGGAATCTCACCTGTGAAGACATGGTCAGGAGCAACAGGATGTTTGATTAACTCAATCGTATGTTGATCCTTAAAGCGTCTTTCTTCAGGTGCCTTTGGTTGGGCAACTTCTGAAACTAGATCTTTAAAATTTTTCATGTTTAGTCCCTAATTTAATTTCTATATTACCTTTATTTATATTATTAAAACGGTTCGTCCTCTTGATGACCGCCTGCTTCCTTTTCAGCCGCAATTTCATCTTCCATTTCTTGCTGTTCTTCTTCAGTCATTTGAAGAATATTTTTCGTAATCCACTGATGAGAGAAATACTTACCAGTGTATTCTGAAACATCTCTAAGAGTATTCAATCTTTCTCTTAGAATTTCAGCTTCTTTCAATTCTTCGAAATAATTATCTTTAACAAAGTCATAACGAATATCATTTCTAATTTCTGCGAACTCTTCAGGTGTTAATATACCTTTGAGTATCAATTGCTTCTCTAATACCATATTAAATATCCATGAGAAGCGAGAACGAATTCTCCTAATAAATTTACCAAACTTTAGTTCATCACGAGTAATCTCAGATGTTCTACCAAAGGTTGCCATAGCTTCTGGTTCTAAACGGCTTAAAGGTACCTTCAACGCCTTGTATAATTTACGTTGAAAATACTCTAAGTTTTCGTTACCGCTCAATCCTGGTGCATTACCTCCTGCGAGGGTATCAACTTCAGTTGATCTTTCTCCACCACGACGAGGGAACCAAAAGTCCTCGGTCATTGTTAGCATCTTTCGAGAATCGGTAATTTCACCGGTTGACGAATTATACTGTAACTTGTTTTTATGACGTGCCATCATATCTCTAAGATATTGTTCTGCCTTGTTCTTAGGCAGATTGCCCACGTCAATATAAAAAATTCTTCTTTCAGGTGCTCTTGTTAACGTGTAAATAACAACAGCATCTTCCAACATTCTAAGCTGATTTAAAGCTTTTCCTGCTGGATGTAAATGAGATAATACTAAACTATTATTCTCATTCATTAAGCCCGATGTTACTCGAGCTATACTATCTTTAGCAATCTTGATTCCTGAAGTACTACTTGCTGGAGAACTTATTCCACCTGTACTTGTATTCTGAAACCCTGATTCTGAGTACATATAATACTCATTCTTAACTTTCTTAACAGGTATTCCTGAATGCGGATCTTTTTGTTTCTTATCAACTTCTCGAATTAACTTTAGTTTTCGAGGATCAACATAACGTAATTCTATTACACCTTTCTTAACATCTTCAGGATCAATAATAATATGATAGTTTAATCTTCCATCAACATAAAATTTCTGAAACATATCATATGAATTATTAGTAAAGTCAAATAATGAAAGAATGTTATCAAATTCATTAACAATACTTTTCTTTACTTTATCTGGTAGATCTGTTTCTCCTAAAGAGATTTCAACAACTCTATCATTAGTATCAACACTAATTGCTTCATTAACAATGTCATCAATAGCCTGAGAAACTTCAGGCTGCATTGCCATATGACGATATCTTGTAATTAATTCAGATTCCGTTTTAGCGGAACCTTCCATATCCAATATTGTATTATAAAAACCACCTAGAGCATTACCAACGGTAATCGCTCCATCATCATTAGAAGGTTCAGCAAAGGAGACTGGAATTGTAGTCTCCTCTTCTGCCCTCTTTATATCAAAGCCAAAAATTTTCAAAATATCACCTATTTAATTATGTAGTAGGAATACCAGTATTTCCTTCAACTGTCCACATGTCGTAGTCGAAGTCAACTGTGAATTCCTGAATTCCGTCAGCGCTATCCCATGTCATTGCCATTGTGCTAACTGATGTTGGGAATAATCCCTCAAATTTGTATGATCTCAATGGATCTCCATTTCTACTATAATGTGTAATTAATGCATCAGATTTATAATCTTGAGGTAAACCCGAGATGTTAGTTTGATGCGAATTAATTGCATTCATCCAAGCTTCAAATGCGTTACGAATTTGATAATCTTCATCGTTAATTACAGTTACCTGCCAAGCCGAGAATTTTCTACCCCCAGAATATGCAATCTCTCTTCCAAAATAAGAAACCTTAAAAGAGGATACATCTGATGACGGTATGTTTGCTGCTTTTACCATAAATGGAACTTTAAAATCAGCAACTGGGTCAACAGGGTTGAGAATCTGAACTTGGAAAAGGTTAGCACGAGCGCCACCGCCAGTTAACTGGGATTTGAACTCATTGATATTAAATGCCATTCTTTTTCTCCTTTATTAAAAATTATTTATTAGGCTAATGACCCAACAATTTCATCAAACTCAACGCCGCTTCTTGTTGCCACGAAGGTTAATTCAATTACATTAATTGAACGTGCAGGCTTAATAAAGATATTAGCTCTGAACTTACCTTGGTCAATAATAGACGGTGTATTTACTGTTGTATCAGATACCACTCTGAAATCAACAATACCTCTTTTACCTTGAATGTCTCTTAAGAATGGTTCAACAATTCCTTTAAATTGAGCTTGAGTAAACTCGTCGTTCAATTCAAATAAGAATGATTCTGCAGCATTGGCAATTGCCTTTTCTACCGCAATAAACAATCTTCTAACGTTGATACTATCGAATGCGCTATTAGCACCTAATCCTGTCTTATCACCAAATAAAACAATTCCTCGTCCTGTTTGTGCCATGACTGGGTTAACATTTGCACTGTATAGTTGATCTCTTTGAGCCTTATTAGGATTAAAGGCAAGTTTAACAACATTCTTGATTACACCTTTACGGAAACCGGCAGGAGATTCAAAAGGTTCAACTCTTGAAGCAAGACCTGCGATATCACCGTTAAGTGGGGTATATCTGTATACATCATTATATCTGTCATATCTATACTTATAACCTGAATCCATTACATAGTAAGAAGAACTTGGTAAGCTATTCTTATATGCAATAATATTTGCTAATTTAGCTTCAGATTTGCTTTCATCAACAACATCTGATTTAGCAGGCGAAATAAACGCAACTGCATCTTTTCTGTAATCAGCAATATTTGAAATAAGGTATGTAGCAAGATTACCACTATCGTCACCTTTACCTTGTAATACGAAAGATACATCAATCTCATTTGAAGATTTGAATAAATCGTAGGCACCGGCAAGGTCGGCTAATGTTGCTGCAGTTTCTGTTCTACCATCTGTACCTAATGCTAATGATTCATATTCAGAAGTTTGAGCTTCGAAGTGAGCAGTATTAGCAACAGTAACCCAAGAAGATTCTTGAGCAATTACTTCTTTATAGTAATTTGTTTTACCGTTTGATAGTTTTGCACTTGTTGATGTAGAAACATCAGAATAAATTTCTAATACAGTATCTGGTGTTCCGGATATTGAACCATCTTCATCAATAACAGCAATATGGAAATTGCCTGTTGCTGGAGCTTTTCCAAATAATCCTGAGAATGCCCATTTCTTTGTAATACTTAATTTATTTAATTCTGTCTCTGCTAATCTGTATGGTTGACCTAAAGTAATAGTATATCCATATGATGTAACTAAACTGGTGTTAGCAGTTTCATCGCCTGCAGAATCTCTCCATTCTTCAGCAATTGAAGAAACTGGTATTGATTGATAACCTACTGAATCGTTACCGATGACAAATATATCACCTGCATCAATTGTTGTAGTATCAATTCTATATGCTGGTGCAACTTCAAATTCAACTGAAGTAGCATTAAAAGCAATTGTTTGGTTAATGGAAGTATTACCTGTGATTCTTGATGAAGTAATATTACTTACTTCAATAAGATCAGCTTCAAAGTTTGTATCTTTAACATACGCAACCTGTAATGAGTTACCTAACTCTCCAGGATATAATGCATCAAATGCACCATATACATGAAGTTGAGTATTTGAGCTTGAAGTATCAGAAGCAGAAGCAGTAACTGCTCCATTATCTGCACGAGCAACCCATAATGCATTTGCATATGAAAGATAATCAGCTGCTACAAAGAACGTCTCATAGTTATTATCATTGGGTTCACCAAATCTTTGAACTAATTCATTCTCTGAAGAAACAAGTATTGCTTCACCTACCGGGCCCCATCTAAATACACCAGCTACTGCTGCAGGTGGTGTTGCGATGGCAGGAACCGATGCTGATGCGTCCACCTCTCGAACAATTACGGAAGGACTTACGGAAAAAGCCATATTATTCTCCTTTAAATATTATCTATTTTAAACCTATTTACTAATTTATAGTTATCACAGTTTTATTTATAATAATTTAAACTACACTTCAAAAGTTCTTTCAGGTCTGTACTCAATCCATCCTTGTTCATCTGGTAATGGATCCCCTGTATCAATAAATCCGAAAGGTAGTAATTCTTCATCAAGCTGTTGTTCAGTTTTTTCTTTCAATGCTGCTAATGTATTGATATCTGTTAATTCTCTAAAGAATCGTTGGTCAGATAACCAAGCAAATAATACTAGATTCATAACGAGATCATCGTTAGCTCCAGATTCAGCTTCGTAAGAATTACCTTTTTTACTAAAACGCGATAACTCCTGTATTGTATTATAATCTTGTATTATTAACTGATTTTGTTCAATTAATAATTTCAATATAGAACAACCTTTTGATTTTACTTGTCGGGTTGTTCTTATTCCATGATCTGCTCTCTTCCCTCCAAAACCACCTGAAACTTGTTTACCGGATCGGCCGGCATTTTCAGTGAAAAGAAGATTTTCATAGCCGTAGTCCATTAAGAGTACATCAGAAACCTGCTCACCGATGTCATTGATTTCTATTAATATAGCACTCTCATTATAC